TACCGTTGTTCTATCCGACCGGATAGCTTCACGCATATAAAATTCTAGGGTTTTAAGTATCTGCCCACGAAACGCATGAGCTTGAGCCCTAATTGCCGGGTTAGCGTCGTCAGAAATAGCAATAATTTTATTTGCACACCTTTCTGCAACTTCTTCCGGGGTAAAACCGCGTCCGCTAGTAGTTTGAACATCTACCATAAATTTCTTAACGGGATTAAATTCTAATACTTCTGCGCTCATTGTTTCGGCCTTATCACGGGTCCAGTACGGTATTCATCCGTTACTTCTTTTGCTTCGCCAAACAGTTTCATTCCAGAAATTGCTTCGGCAAACCTTTTTTCATACATAGCCATTATGTCGGGTTCACCCTTCATATAAATATAAGCTTCTAACAAAGCCCCATACAACAAAGCGATCTCAGCGTTTTCACTTATCCACGTTGTTCCACTCTCACCGGCAAGAGTCAAACTAATAGGTCGGTAAAAGTAATTTAATTCTACACTATACGAAGCATTTGGTGTAGGGCCTATAACAAAGTTGTCAACATCAAAGACCGCGTAAAATCTTGGATTTCCCGTAGTAGACTCATTAGGGCTAAAAGATTCAACAAAATCAGAGTCTTTAAACTGTAAAAACACGTGTTTGTTATTAGCATCTATAAAAGATAGAGAATATGGTGCTAAGAAGTCGCTCGGGACTCCTAAGAACCGATTATTTTGAGTTAATCCGCCGAGTACATTTTTCCTAAATAGACTTAGTTGAACGCTTTTAAGAATACGCTCTTCGGCTTGCGTAATAAATATAGGCAGATTAGTGACGAAAGAAGTTTCGTTGTTATCTGTGTAGTCTTGAAGCGCCTGTTTTAGCGCCGAATAAGTAAAACTCATATAACCACCGTTACCGTTCCAACTTGACCAAAAGATATAAGATTTACAGGGCCGGGAAGTTCTACGGTAGGTATTCCCACGTAGACATCTAGCGGCTCTACTCTGTCTGGACGCGCATTTTTCAAGGCTTGTGCGTCTGAAACCTTGCGAAACGGTCCTAATTGCGGATGTTTTGGCTCAAATTCATCTTTACCAACTAAAGCACCGTTCCATTCTTTTTTCATGTCTTGATAACGATACCGAAAACCCGATCTGTCAGATATTCCATACGACTTCTTTCCCGTAGCAAACTTAGGCATGATTAACTCCTATGGTATGCTTGAGCCGGGATAATATTAAAGGACGCCCGGTCCCTATCTTCTGATAAAGCACGGTCGAATTCTTCGTCATACAGTCCTTTTAGAATTTGAACTCTGTTTGGAGCCCGTTTTACAGCAATATAATATGCCAATCCGGCCGCTAAACAAGGGTAAAACCGAAAAGGAACGGCTAAAGTGTTGGTCGGAGTATCCGCGTCATCTATTCTAGTTAACGCATCATAGATAATAACGTCCGTAGCGTTCTCTGGGACGGGCCAAAGCTTTAAAATAGGGGTAGTTAAACGGTCTAAAAAGAACTGATTAGGTCTTCCAGTGGTTGTTTTGTTAGGAATAGACAGATAATCGTCTCGACTAAGCCTTTCTAACGAGTAATCCGTACCATCTCGCCTGCAAACTAACGATAAAACGTCAATAATGTCGGTAGAAAGGTCATAAAGACCGTCATTCGCCGTTAAAGCTTGAGTGCGTTGTTTGATAGTCCACGCATTAAGACCCCGGTTAGCCCATTCAGCAAGCATTATGTTTAAAGAACGTTTAGCACTCTTTAAATCATAGCCCGTGCGTACTTCTAAGCCGCAACGCTCAAATGCCTCTTCGATGTACTCTGTAACATCAAGTTCAAAATCCGTGCTTCCTGAGACCGCCATCTTTTAGTCCTATTTACGTCTTACGGGTCTTTTTTTAGCCGTTTTAGCCGAGTTTTTAAACGCTTTAGCCGTTGGAGCCCCTTTTGTACCGGGTTTACGCATTTTTTCTTTAGAACCCGCTTTTATACGAGCTTTTTTTGCGGCAATGTTAGCGTATAAGCCTCTTTTTGCCCCGGCCATTACTTCTTCTTCTTTTTCTTAACAGCGCCTTTAACAGCACTAGTGCCCCCGGCACGACCGCCGGCTCGCATAGGTTTAACCATTTTTTTACCACCGATAGCGCCGCCGTTCATCATTTTCTTAGGTTTCATAGCCATTGTGTAATCTCCTGTAATAGTTTTCACGTTTTTTAAAAATTGCGTCAGCGTCATATTCTTCAAAGTATTGATCATAATAGCCTTTTTTGGCAATCATGTCTGCCGATTCTTGTAGCTTAGAAAGGCGCTGTATGAATATAATAGCATATTCTTGTTCAACAGCATTCATAAACGTGCTGTCGTCAATATAGTCGTTTTCATCATCGTAAGGATGAAAACCCATTAAACAAATGTCTTTGTCTATAAACATTCCGTTAGAAATAACAGTATTTAAATCTTCTAAATAAGCGTGAAACGCCTCTGCATCTTTTTCAAAAGCTAAATCAACAAGCATAACAAGGTCTAGCTCATCGTTAAATGAACTGACTACTGTATACAAGTCTTGAAAACCGCCATCTTTCTTGAATAAGAAAGAAACTTTATTCGTTTTCCACGCTTGTCGAGCATAAGGACAAGACGGTAAATTATTAAAGTAAGGATTGGGTTTTTCTACGACGGTTTCAGACCATTTTTTAATCTCATCGCAAATTTCTTTTTCTATACCAAAAGTATAAAACTCAGGTCCCATGATTGGCTCAATTTATAATTAATGATGAAAAAGGCGCTATAATTACCAACACGGCAATCCCCCAAATTTTCATGTCTAAACTTTTTAAAGAATCTTTTTGCTCGTTTAAACGTTCTTCAATTCTTTGATACCGCAAGTTACATTCAATTTCATGAGATTCTAGTCTAGCCAGTATTTCGGTGTGTTTCATATTTACCACGCTTTACAAGACCAGTATCTTGCAGAAAATTTGTCTTTGGCCGTATCACAGCTATGTCTAGCCCTGAAACTACTTCTACGCTTCGGCTGATCCTTTTTAATACTCATTTTAGGATCGCCAAAACGAACAAGCTTAATCTCACTGCCTTTTTTAGCTAAAACAGCACTTTTTTTAGACTTATTAGGCGTTTTTTTTGGTTTATTAAACCCAGCAAAAGTTTCACCGCGATAACTAACCCGTCCCGAAGGTAACCTTTTTGTGTCTTTAGTTGTAGCCATACCTATTAAGCAAACTTCTTCCGAAGATACAAAATTACGGTATACGTGTCGGCACTTGTATGGCCTACCGTAGTAAATAAAACATCACCGTTTTTACCCCCGCCAGAATTATTTGTAAGGCCGCCAAAAACAGTGTAGTCGTGCTCACCGCTTTGATTTTCACCAAGCTCTATACAAAAAAGGTTTGTAGAAGCGTTCCAAAGAATTTGTACTTTCATTCCTATACACTGCCACCAAATCCGTTCTATAACTACGTCGGTACAAGCGTCTCCGTCAGCACTTAGCTCTAAACCTGAAACGTCTACTTTGACAACGGCGGCTTCGCCTGAGCCGTCTGAAACGTTAGTCAGTTTCAGAACAGTAAACTTAGGGCCGTCGGATAAAATCTGTGTTGCTACTGCATCTGCCATTATATTCTCCTAAAGAGTTGAAGGACCCTTTGGTCCCCCAACTCATTTTATTTAAGCTGATTACCCTACTGTGGAGATAGGAGTTCCTACAGAAGTTGCCATCCATACTTGCTTACCACTAGTTACCGCAGTTATACAGGTAATTCGGCATCTAGCGCCTATCGCTGAACCAGCAACAAAGGTAAACGTATCTCCTGAGTTTGTAATAACAGGGTTAGCCGCAGTACCTGCCGCTAGTTGAGCTTGAAGTAAGAATGTACTGCCTGTTGCGGCAGGTATAGCGATAGTTGTTGTTTTACCACTACCTACAGCGGTAGTCACCAAGAAATCAAAATACGCGCCTTCTGTTGCAGTATCGGCGGCGGGTAAAGTAATAACATTATCTAAAGTACCGTGAATAAGTACAATAGCGCCAGAATCAGCTATAGGTAAGGTGGCTGAGACTGCTGTTGTGGCTTCCCAAGTCTTAACTACAGAGCGTTTAGCCTTAACAGAACCAGATAGTTTTGTAGCTCCGGTTACAAGTAAAGTTCCACCAACGAGAGCATTAGTTCCATAAGTAGAGTTAGTTGTAACGGCACCTGTCGTAGCATTTGTAGAAATGTCTGAAAAACCGTTTTTTGACCGGACTACTCCGGTGAATGTTGTTTGAGCCATGGGTGTTTCTCCTGTCGGGGCCAATGTCAGTCACGAAATTGTGACTGTCAGGGAAAGTTTAATATAACGCAAAAAAGAAAAGGCGGCAAGTGCCGCCTTTTCCCATGTAACGAAAAGCTTAATTAAGCTCCCGGAGTACCGAAAACAGAACGCCAATCAGACACACCGAAAGAATATCTTTCGCGAGCCTTGAAGCGCATGTTACCAGTGTCAAAGTCCCCTTCCATTGCCGTCTTAATTGGCGAACGGTTGAAGTATTTGAATCCGTTTGGTGCGTCAGTCTTGATGAAGAATGCATCAGAATCAGTAAGGAAGTGGTTAACCACTGCGCCGTCAGGCAACATTCCCATATTCTTCATAGCATTAGCGTCGTTGTCCGCAGTTGATGAACGTAGGTTAGAGTTAAGTACTCGCTCTGCAATAAATTGCAGTTCTTTAGGAATAATTAACTTTGTGCCTTGTACAGCAATCTTTAGACCACGCTCATCAGTCATTCCTGCAATCTCAATTAGCATTTGCTCAAGAGAAGTCTCGTTGAGGTCAGCCGCAGTAGCGAGCAGGTTAGTCTGAGAACCGGATAACGATGGATGAGCCGCCGAGCACAGTGCTTGTCCGTCACCTTGCGCGAATCCACCAGTGGAAACAAACGCATTGTTAAGGATAGCCGCCGCTTTAATCTGCTTAGTCTGAGCCATTGAACGAGCCAATGCCTTAGTGTAGCGAGATGCGAGACGATCATATAAGTTATCTTCAATAGCTTCTTCAGTAATTGAGAAAGCCAAAGCGATAGTGTCATGAGTGTAACGAGCAGTGTAAGTCTCTTGTGCTTCGTCAAAGCTAATAGTACCACCTTCGCTTTTAACTGGTGCAGTAGAGAAACCGCCAAGCATTACTTCTTCTTCAAAGGCTCTGTCCGAAGACTCCTCGTCAAAGATTTCAGAATGCTCGTTCTCGTAACGATCATATTCCAACCCAAATAAAGCATTAAGGCCGGGTTCTAGCTCTTTCGCTAATTGTGCGCGTGAAATAGCCATGTGTTAACCCTCCTTAAAGGCCCGTTGTCGTCGCAGTAGTCTGCGAGTCAAAACGGCTTGTGGGTGCATTGAAGTGGGCGCTAAGACGAACTAGTAATGGAATACCTGCTGAAGCGTAATCATTATTAGCGGGATCGTCTTGGATACCTACTATTCGTAGTGCCAAAGTGGCGGTAGTGGCAATTGAACTAACACTTAGAGCACTATTACTAGACCCTGTATCGGTAGAACCAGTACGGGCAGAAGTGCCCAGAGTGGCGTTAGCGAAAACAGCGGCTTGACCCGTTGCTCGGTTAGTCAAAGTTGCATCACTTGCTACTTTGAATATCTGGTTAGGGTTGTCAGCAACGAAAGCTTTAACAGGATAGTTAGTATCCACGCTTACAGAGCCTGACCCGGGCCAGTAGTTAAGAAAGACCGGCTTTTTCTGTACCGAATCTTGATATTCTACGCCCATAAGAACTCCCAACGCCTGCGTAGTACCACCACTGGTGGCACCTGCTTGATCAATAACACCTGCCGCCAAAGGGACGACGATGTTGTATTGAAAAATAGCGTTAGTATTGTTGGAAGCGATCTCATACTGAGTTACACCAGTAGAGTTTGACGCTGAACCAACAAGTCCTACAGGACGAAGACCATAGGCAGTATTTTGATTTGCCATAACAGTTTTCTCCTATTAATGACGAGCCCTCATTTTCGTGGGCCGCCGAAAGTTACACGAGATTGACGATCCGGTTTGGATATCGTCATCGATGAATGTGCGTTTTCTCGCATCATATCCTGATCCACTGCGTCCATCTGATCCGAACTTTTACTTGCAAAGTATGCGGTTCTTTCGTCTACAGTTTCAAGTGGAATACGAGCAAGAAGTAGTCCGCCTACTCCAAAAACACCTTCGTACTTACCTGATTCTACCGTTGGAGATTCAAAGTCAGGATACTCGTCCCTACGGACAAGCTCATAACCTTCTCTCATTTTTGCACTGATGTTCTTACTATCGTTAAAGCCACGGGTTTCAGCCCGTATCCAACGATGTTTGTAACCATCAGGCGCAGGTGGTGCATCTAACATTGACGGGGGAGCCCAAGGCTTACGCACCGCCTTTTTGCTCCGTTCTGTATTTGCGCGAGAAGCTCTTTTGATGGGCGCATCCAACTGGTCGTCTTGTTCACTCATTTTCTATTACTCCTTCACGTATTTCGCGTATTCTTCTAGCGGCACACCCAATTTTTTCGCAATTGCGACTTGGCTAGGGGTGAGTCTAACCTTTCTCCCACTACTGCGCCCAGTGTTTGATCTACTAGCAGAGGCAACCGCCTGAGCGGGTCGTTTGCCCTGTTTACCAAGTTTATGCGGAAATTCTTTAGCAATCCGTCGGTCTAACTCAGTATAGTAGTCATTACCCTGCGGGTCAAATCCTTCGTCTTCCACTAATTTCTTGTGGATACCAAATGCCGCATAGGTCATAACTTCATCTTGTCCAAACCAATCATTTTTAACAGCCCATGTTTCGGCTTTTGGGTCTGGTCTACGAGGAGCCGGTGCCTGCTGTGGCATTGGTTGTTGCAGTTGAGCCTGTTGTTGAGCCTCCGCCTGCTGACGATACCGGTCCTGTTGTAATTTAGCTTGACGCGCCCGGTCGTTTTCAATGGCTAAGTTAGTAAGTTGACGTTGCGCTTGAACCGCGCCCGCTGTATCACCTATTTCCATTGCCCGGGTTAATTCTTTTTCAGCACTTTCTGTTTGAGTAGTAACGCGATTGGTGTATTCAGATACATAGTTAGTATCTAAATTAGCCATTCTAGCTTTAACAGAATCATTTTCTTGCTGAATCTTTTTAGCGTAATTCACAGCTTCGCCTTCACGACGTTCTGCTTCACGCATTTTTTTAGTTAAACGATCAATCCTTTTTTGAGTAGCATTTTCTGCTTTATCAAATTGATCTTCTTTGAACGGCGTACCCTCTACACCGTCATCAATTTCTATGTTTAACTCTTCAGTTTCTTCACTCATACATCACCCTTTAATAATGGAGAACATCTTCCGGATCTAAAATTTTGGCAAGGATTTCGTCGTCGTTAAGAATACGAACCTCGCCCCCATCAATTGCAAAACGAGAACCCGCGTAGCGAGCAAACATTACCCAATCTTTTTCTTCACACCAAGCACCTGACGGGAACTTATCAGGGTCTTTGTATGCAAGGGGTCCAACTTTAAGAACATAACCAACCTGTGTAGAAACAGACTGCTCTTGAACTAGTTGATCTGGAAGATAAATACCGCCTTCTGTTTGTCCTTTACCACGGTACGGGAGTATCAAGATTCTCCAACCGGTAGGCGAAGGCATCTTATCAAGAAGACTTTTACCAATATTTTCAGGTCTTAAAACGGGCTTATCTACATAAGCGTCTTTAAGGTTATCTGCACTTGCATCAGCGACTTCCGCGTCTTTAGTCTGAACTTCTTGCTTCTCAGATTCCATTTGAAAGGCGGCACTGGGTGCGGCAGATAGGTCAATTTTTGACTTATTCATATACTACGCTCCTGTTTATCTAGCAGGCTCTTGAGTTCCTGTTCTACGTGATTTAAAGAATCTAAATTTCCCATGAGCTCACGATACTGCTCCATGGATTTTACGTTACCAAAGATCATAAGATCACAGACAGCTTGTCGGCGTTCCCTGATAACTTTAAAAACCGCCGTAACGGTAGAAATCTCATCCATTCCTATATGTCCCCATATTGTCTAAGAAAGTTAGATTTTATCCTATCATATCTTATACAAAAGAGGGAGGGTTTTATCGGATTATTAGTAACACCAACACATCTGTTCAGTCTTACGCGTGTCTACGTGTACAAAAGTTTTAGCAACACCTACAGACATCCCCATAGCTGATGCATGTTTTACAACGGCTAGGCGTTGTGCGCCTCCAGAGACTTTAATATCCGCCGCAATACCTTGCGTATGAGTGCCACCCTTTGTTTTCTTGGCTTCGATGCTGTGCGTTAATGCCCGAAAACCACTAGTAATTACAAACGGAAAGTTACAAGTCTGACGAAGATG